ATTCTCGTTTAGCGAGAGTGGGGAAACTCGAAAAATCCAAAAATCCGAATTTCGCAAAAATGTTCCCTTCGGGGGAAATCGATTCCCCAGCAAAATCAGCGGCTTGCCCGGAAAAAAAACCCGCGAAACCCGTCAACGGGGGGCGGGGGTGGGCACCCCGCCGTCGCGCGCGCGGGTCGACGTAACTGGTGCCTCGAAAATTTTTTGCGCAAAATCTGCTTTGTGGTAAAAAAAGTGTACACCTGCTAGGATTTGCACATGTTTGAGTGGAACCCGCCCAAGCCGCCACGCAAGCCCCGCCCGAAGTACCGCCCCATGCGGCTCCTCAGTGACCGCCCATGGGGCGCGCGCGGCACCAGCCGCCGCAAGTTGCACCCAAAGAACTGGAAACTGCATGGCGTACCCCACCGTTTCTGGCCCCGGATCCTTCCAGACGGCCACAAGCTGCTCCCAGCGGGCCGTGGCCACAGCCACAAGCGCGAATGTTTTTGGTGCAGGCGTGTTTTCTACACGGAGATCGACATTCGGGAGGCTTCCAGCCGCTTTTGCTGCACGTCCTGCCAGCGGTACTTCGCGAATTACGCCGAACGGCACCGAAAGCGGGTCTGGCTCAAGGATTTGGCCACCCGCCGCGCCCTTGAGGTGGCCGCATGGCGACAACGAGTACGTGACTACAAGGCTCAGCGGCTACAAATGGTCCATCAGCTGGCCGAAAACACGGATCTACCGCTCGAATGGCTACTTCAGATCGAAAAGAGAGGATTTGCAGCAGTGACTAAGGAACTTTTGGACATGGCGGACAAGGCCCGCCTTGTCACGGAGACGCGCTACCACATTGAGCACACCATCGCGACGGAGTTGCCCAAGCTCGTGAAGCTTGCCGCCGCCAGTCTCGACCCCAACAACGCGGACACCCAGCCTCTAACGACAGCGCAAGTCACTTTGCTCCGCATGTTGCTCGACAAGGTGGTCCCCAACGCCAGCTCGGCGACAATGAACAACAGCGCGGCCCTTTTAGAGATCGACGTCGACACGATGTCCGCCGATCAGCTCGAGCAGTTGGCCGAGCAGACCCGCATGCCCATCATCGACCACGGCAAAGAGGACGACGACTTTGATTAAGAAGAAGAAGTACATCCCCAGCTCGCTGACCCCCATTGAACTCGGCAAGGCCATGAAGCAGCTCGACCTGACCTCCATCCCCCCAGCCAACCGGGGCAAGGCCATCCGCGAGCATCTCACGAAGATCATGGCTGACACGGTCACTGACCCTGAGGCCAAGCAGAAGCTGCGTTACGCCGATTTCCGCAACAAGCACAACTTCCAATGAAGTTAACGCCCAAGCAGCTTGCCGCGCTCAACCGGCTACAGAAGCTCAAGAACGCTCAGAAGAACTTTGAGGGCTTCGTCCGTCTGATCCAGCCCGACTGGGACATCCCACAGTTCCACCTCGACCTGATCGACACGCTCGACAAGTTCGGCAAGGACCAGTGGCCCACGAAGAACCTGCTGATCACCATGCCGCCGCGCCACTCCAAGTCCACGTACTGCACCCAGCTGTTCCCGGCGTGGTTTATGCTGGCCAAGCCCGACCGTTACGTGATGTCCAGTAGCTACAACAGCGAGCTGGCCAAGGGCTTTGGCCGTAACGTGCGTGATTTGTTCAACCACCCGCAGGCTCAGGCTGCTTTTCCGCGCAGCAAGATCAGCAAGCACACCCGTTCCGCCAGTCAGTGGGCCACTCAGTCGGGCGGTGAATACTTTGGTGTTGGTCTTGGCTCCACCACCACTGGCCGCCCCGCCAACCTTCTCATCGTGGACGACCCGATCAAGTCCCGCGCCGAGGCTGAGAGCATGACCCAGCGCAACCAGACGTGGGACTTTTACATCTCTGGTCTCAGCACCCGTTTGCAGCCCGAGGAGGACGGCACCCCACCCCGCCAGTGCGTGGTCTTGACCCGTTGGCACCCAGACGACCTTGCCGGTCGCATCATGCAGTCCTACGACTGGCAGGACGGTTTGTGGCATCACATCAATCTGCCAGCCATCCGCACGGAGACCATGCCCAAGAAGCGCTGGCTTCTGCCTGTCGACCACCCAGAGCGCGTTCCTCAGAAGAAGTGCGATCCCAAGGACACGACGTTCCCGGTCGAACAAGAGGTCGCCCTTTGGCCTGAGCGTTTTGACGTGAAGACGCTGAAGCGTTTCGAGCGTCAGAACCCCCGCGACTTTGCGGCGTTGTACCAGCAGATGCCTTTCGTTAAGGGCGGCAACTTGTTTCGCACTGACTGGTGGCAGACTTACGACGAGAACAGCATTCCCAAGGAGTGGTCCAGCATCATCATCGGCGTCGACACGGCTTACACAAAGACCAACCGTTCCGACTATTCGGTGGCCGTTATCACTGGCCTCACGCACACGGGCGACATGTACATCCTCGACGTCATACGGATGCGTGCTGAGATGCCTGACTTCAAGCGCCGTCTGATCAGTCTCAACTCCGTCTGGCGTGGCCGTGGCCTACGGGGCATCTACATCGAGGCTGGTGCGGCCGCTTCCGGGGCCACGCTGCTCCAAGAGCTGCGCCGCGAGACGCCACTCAACGTCCTCCCTTACAAGAACGGTCGGGCCGACAAAGTAACTCGTGCCAGCAGCATCGCGCCATTCATTGAGGGTGGCCGTGTGTTCTTGCCAGCCCAAGCGCCATGGCTGGACGACTTTGTTGAGGAATGCACCCAGTTCCCAGACGGCAAGCACGACGACCAAGTGGACGCCATGGTCATTGCCATTGACCAGTTGAGCCGTCAGTTCGTCAGTCCCTTTGAGGACATTGAGTACGACCAGCCCAGCTTGGAGGAGATGGCCAAGACTGCTGGTGAGAGTCTGACCAAAAAGATCGCCAAGAAGGACGCCAACATCCACAGCATCGCCGATACTCCTGAGTGGACCGGTTGGGGGCAATCCCGTCTTCCACCACGTTAAGGAGCAGGCCCATGGCAGACGTGATCAAGTTCCCGACGCTCAACACCAGCGTCGACAACGAAGAGCAGATCTTCGCCGATCTAATGTCTGGCCAACTGCCCAAGCTGGGCGAGGACTGTCGCTTTACGCTTCCAGACGGCCCTGTCACGGGCACGTTGACGGCTCTTATCGCGCAGGACGGCATGCCCACAGACCACTTCAGCGAGGCCCACCTGATGATTGTGGCCTTCCCCGATGACGATGGCTTCACGGTGATCCCTATTGGCCCCCGCGCGCACACCTTCAGCCTCAGCTTGCCCATGTAACAACCGGGACGACAGCGTCCCCACAAACAAAGATAACCAGTCCCATGGTAGTAGCCCTTCCCAATTACCGCTCCAGTGCGGGTGTCCAACTCACTGAGAGCCGCTTAATCGCGGATCTGAGTGAACACGCCGATGCTTTGCTCAATCAGCAAGACATCAGCGACCTCCTGACCGACGAGCAAGAGCGCAAGATCGCCGAGTACGTTAAGGCCTGTGCCGAGATGTCGTACCACCAGATCTCCAAGCGTTACGGCAGTTGGCTCGAAGCCGACCGTGCGCACGACGTTTACGTGCCGCCAGACACCACAGAGTTCCGCGAGAAGGCCGTGATCCCAGACACACGCGCCATCGCTGACACGGTCCTGACCTACCTGATGGCTGCGACCACGGGCCGGAACCCGATGTTCCAGCTTGAGGGCATGAACCGCGACAGTCGCAACGCTTCGTTGATCCTCGAACGGGTGATCCACCAGCACATGCGCCGTGGCGCTGGCGAGGCCAACATCGCCCAGATTTATTTGGACGGCATCCGTTACGGCTTTGCGCCGACGAAGGTTGTCTTTGACCCGAGCAGCAACAGCAACAAGATCGTCAACTTCGATCCTCGCCGTGTGTTCCCGGATCCTCGGGTCAACTGGGGCGACTGGGAGAACATGCAGTTCATTGTGGCGACCGACTACGTCTCCACGAACGCCTTGATGGCCACTGGCCTTTACCCCAAGCTGGCCAAGTACCCTGCCCTTCAGGCGCGAGACAGTGTGCCTCGTCAGGGAAACTTGCACCACCACAGCCAGAAGGACTTCACCAAGGGTCTGAGCGTCAATCCGAACACCCAGACGAACCACGGCGGCCACACCAACGACTTCTTGCTTGGCCCCGCGCGTGTTGTTGACGAGTGTTGGATGCGCTTGCAAGGCTGGGAGATTGGCATCCCGCAGTTGGGGCAGGTCTATCTTGTGGCCACCATCCTCGACGAGGGCGTGGTTATCCGGTTCCAGCTGAACCCCTACGGCCAGCAGTACCCATGGGTCATCGGCGGTTTGTACCACGACGTACACAAGCACTACGGCCAGAGCCTTTACGACCTTCTCATGCCGATGCACGACATCAGCACCTACCTGCTGCGCAGCCGGATCGACAACGTCTCCGCCGCGCTGAACAACTTGATCTTCGCCGACCCGACCAAGGTGATGATCCCCGACCTTATCGACCGCAATCCATGGGGCATCGTCCGCACGTTGCCCGGTAACAATCCGGGGGACGGGATATTCATCGCGCAGGTGCCAGACGTAACAAGAAGCCACATGGGCGACATCAGCAACCTCAGCGATCTAAAGCAGCGCGTCAGCGCCGCCTCCGATGCTCAACAAGGCGTACCCACGCCAGACGTTCGTACCGCGACAGAAATCCAGAGGCTCACCCAGCTTGGGAGCCAAAGGCTCGGCGTCCTAGCGCGCTTATCCAGCGCAACGACGATCCGTCCGATGGTCCGCATGATGGTGGCCAACATACAAGACAGTCTTGATGCCAAGGGCGCGATCCGCATGGACCCGGCTTCCACGCCGCAGCAGCTCGCGACCATGACTCAAGACGGCTACTTGGACTTCGACAGCCAAATGATTTCCGGCGACATCGACTACCTCGTGATCGACGGCACGCTGCCGCTCGAACCCACACGCAATGCGGAGACGTGGATGTCGATGATTGGCGTGATGAACCAGACGGGTTTGAACATGGAGTACGACGTCGGCCAGATTGCCGAGGAAGCGATCCGTTCGATGGGCATCAGCAACCTCGACCGGTTCCGCATCAGTGAAGAGGCCCGTCAGCAGGGCATGTCTCCGAGCCAGCAGATGGCCATGGCCCAAGCCGACCGTGGTGCCACGGGCAAGACGATGCCCAACGAAGACGTCCAGCGCCAAGTCGAGCGCGGCAACTTAGTTCCAATCAGTGAGGCCCGTCGATGAGTTCTCCCAGCACACCTTTCGAGGCGTTCATGAAGACGTTGGACGTTCCTGTTCGCGAGGCCATTAGCCACCTGATGGCCGAACACCAGCGTCAGATCGACCAGCTTCAGGCCAACCACGCGGCTTTCCAGTCTGAGACGACAGCCAAGCTCAACGCCCAAGGCGCTGACGTCGCTGCACTCAAGCAGGAGATCTCGCAAGCCCTCGACATTGACCCCCGTCATCTTAGCCGTGCGCAGCTCGCTCGCCTCGCACGCAAGCTCAACCTCTAGCCCGAAGGGACAGAACGATGCCGACAGTAAACGGAAAGAAGTACGCCTACACCAAGACCGGCATGGCCGCTGCCAAGAAGGCTGCCAAGAAGTCAGGTAAGAAGCCCAGCGGCGCTGACAAGTTCAAGCCTGTGATGGCCAAAGGCGCGAAAGCCCCGAAGCCCCGTAAGTCAGCAAGTCCGAAGAAGAAGTAAAATGGCCAAACCCGCAAAAGGCAAAGCCAAGGTCAAGATCACGGCCAGCGGCAAGAAGGTCTCTTACGGCCAAGCGGGCAAAGCCAAGGGCGGCGGCGCCCGTGTGAAGCCGGGGACCAGCAAAGGTGACAGCTACTGTGCCAGAAGCGCAGGGCAAGCCAAGAAGCATCCCAAGGCCGCCCGAGACCCCAACTCGCCACTCCGCCTCAGCCGCAAGCGCTGGAAGTGTAGCGGCACAAAAAGCAGAAAGTAGACAGACCATGGCCATTTTCCCACACGTCGCTGGCACCTACAACAAGTACACCAGAGACA